CCTATGACTTCGAATGTTGATGTTGTAACCATCGTACTCAATCTCGCCACCAAGGATGGCAATGTACTGCATAAGGGCTGCCCTTCTTGATACTTCCTGGTTAATCTTCATGGTGACACTCTCTGTGAAATCTACAATGCCTGCATTGAAAGGTGTTCCAGCTAAAACTTGAGAAAGTCCTGCAGCCGGATCTCCAGTGAAGTCAAACTCCGTAATGTTATACATCTCATGGTTCAGGATATAAGAGACGTGCTCGCAGATCACTGAGCAGATAGGAAGGCTGCCCTGAAGACTCTTTGATATCTGTACTATTTCAAAATACTGATCATCCAGCTTGGCGATCTGTTTTACCTTAAGTGCCAGCGCTGACTTTGCAAGCACCGTGAATGAAAGGGTGTACTCCCCTTCCAAGGTTTCTCTGACATTAGCACTCATCACTTTTTTGATGCTTTGTAGTAAAGTACTTCCTGCATAGATTTCAATCAAGGCTCATCCCTCCTCTCCGTTTTATGATCCAGCCACTCCGAGATTTCTAACGGTGACCGTATTTTGATTCCACTGTAGCTGTGCAATAACACGGGTTAGAATATTACCGTCAATGGTAAGAGGGATAGTCACATCAAAGACTGCGCCGTCAGAACCACCAAAACTTCCAGTGACTTGAGAGTTCAGGTCCAAATCAAAGTCTGTAGGAATAGCTCCCTGCATATCTTTTTCCACATCATCCATGGCTTTCTCGAAGCCCTCTCCAATACCTTCACCCATGTTGGAACCAATGCCTGCAAATACCTTTGAAGGAGATCTAATTCCAAGAACCTTCTTAACGCCACCAACGATACCGTTGACCATATTTTTCACTTTTTCTCCAAGCCAACCAATCATCGATGCGATACCGTCCCATAAACCTCTTGCGATATTTCTTCCCACTTCTAAGATTGATGGGATCCCACGGGCAAGTCCGGTGACGATAGACATGATGATCTGAGGTAGTTGCGCCACGATCTGAGGAATGGCACGAATAAGTCCCATGCCAAGCTGAATGGTCAGTTGAACTCCCATTTCAATGAGCTTTGGTAGATTACTGGTGATGAAGGTAATGATGCTGTTAATAATCTGAGGCAGTGATTGAATCAGAGTTGGTAGGGAGTTCAAAAGTCCCATAGCCAAGCCACTGATAATCTGAAAAGCAGCATCTAGTACCAAGTCCAGATTGTTGATTAAGGTGGTAGCGATCAGAATAACCGCTTCCACAATGGATGGAATGAGTTCTGGTAGGGCATCTCCAAGGCCCGTTGCAAGGGTCACAATCATCAATAGCGCCGCTTCCACCAGGGCAGGAAGATTGGTAATAATCCCATCCACCAATGTTAGAACAAGCTGCAAAGCACCATCTGTAATTTGAGGTAAGGCTTCGATGAGGCCACCTACAATGGTCATGATGATATTGGTTGCAGCTTCAATAAGTGTGGGAAGATTATCTAAAATCCCACTGACAAGAGCGAGAATCAAATCAGGTGCTACTTCTGCAATAGCTGCAATAAGTCCTGTAACCACATCCAGAATTTGAGGAAGGATGACAGCAATCTGTTCAACCGTCTGCCTTGCACCTTCCTTAAGCTGCTCAGCAGCACCTTCTTGGCCAGTGATAAGGCCCGTCAAACCATCTAGAATCATGGTAAAGCCAGGGAGGAGCTGTGAGGTGATGTTGTTTTTCACCCCGGCAAAGGAGCGGGTGAGATTGTCCATGGCATCTGTGTAGTTCACCGCAGCATCTACAGATTCATCACTCATAACCAGCCCTAGCTCACTTGCTTTGTTCTTTAGGGCATCTGTGCTTTCAGCAGTCTGGTTTAGAAGCGCCCCTAGCTCAACTGAGGACGTTCCAAGTAAATCATTGGCAATGGCCGCTTTTTCACCTTCATCAGAGATGCCTTGAAGACCTTTAATGGTCATCTCAAAGACTTCTTCTCGGGATTTACCCTCAAGGTCCGCCATGGAAATCCCTAGGCGTTGAAACTTTTCTGTGGCTGAGGAACTCCCATTGATGGCATCGTCTACGGTGTTATTAAGTTTCTTCATTCCGTTTTCTAAGGATGAGATGCTGGCACCGTTTTGGGAAAGGACATAGTCCCACTCTTGATAACCTTGCCTGGAAAGACCTATCCTTTGGCTGGCCTTATCGATCTCATCCCCTGCAGCCGCAGCATCATTAGCCATATCAAAGAGCTTTTTACCCGCTGTTACTGCTGCAGTTCCAATGGCTGCCATGCCAACGCCAATCCCCGCAGCCACACCTTTCATAACGGAACCTAGCTTCTCAAACTTACCACCGGAATCATCTGCCACTTTTGCAGAGTCTTTGATTTCATCCCCAAACCTGTCCGCTTCTTTACCAGCATCATCAAACCCATCACTGGCTGCATCAAGAGCCTTGTTGTTATCATCCAGCTCTTTTTCCATTTTGTTTAGGTCCGCATTTGCATTGTTTAGCTGGATCTGCCAGGCTTTTGTTCGCTTGTCATTCTCCCCAAAGGACTCCGCAGCATTTTTCAGTGCAGCTTCAAGGGTGGATACTTTGTTTTTCTGAGCGTCAATCTCTTTATTTAAGACTTCATTTCTTGCTGTTATAGCCTTGATGGATTTATCTTGCTTATCAAATTGAGAAGTGACCAGATTCATTTCAGAACCCAGCACCTTGAATGTTTGATTGATATCTCGAAGAGAGCTCTTAAATTCCTTTTCACCCTCAACACCTATTTTTAGGCCGAAGTCCGACATAGCGTTCACCTCCTTTGGGGCATAAAAAATGACACCGCCTAAGGTGCCACTCTAAATGGTTTTGTTATAGAAATTCTGGGATTATATCATCGATATAGCGCTCTTGTTTCGGTTTCGATATTCCGGTAAATTGCTTGTGGCATTCCCAAAGGTCCATCAAATAGCCAATGGGCATAAGCCACACTTCATCTTCTAAACGTCTTAAATGGACTGTTCCAAAGTAAATAAGTCGGGTAAAGACTTGTTCATCACTTACCCGACCACCTCGTTTTTTGAGTCGTCACTCTCCACATTCCTTTTTGTGCCTTTCATCATGCTGGACATGATGGCATTTTTGTAATTAGCTAGATCAAATGGAGTGGTAAGAAGTTCCACTTCATCTTCTGTGAGCAGTTCTTTTCTATCATCCTTGTTCCTAATATTATGGATCAGGATGGATTGGTTTGCCAGAAGGGTGATGAGCCAGTAGAGTAGGAAAGTGCCGCCTTGCTATGTTTCCATAGCAGGTTTGCACAGACCCCTCCCCAAACCGGACGTACCCCTCTCGAAGTATCCGGCTTTCCATCATTGTTCAATTATTAAAACTCACTTATGGATTTCTCTGTGACAATCATAGCAAACAACCATGGTTTTTCTCTTTTTAGCAATCATGTATTTTTCCCATTCTGATTTGCCTTTGAGATTTTTAACCTTATTAACATGGTGTATTTCGTAACGTTCAGCAGACTCACTACCGCACAACTCACATTTTTTAGCTTTTAATCGGCTATCAAATGTTGTTCGGGCATTTTGATTTATAACCCATGTTCGCGGCATATTATCTGCTGCATATTTATTTCCCTTGCTTTGTCTAAAATCCGCAAAGTATAGATTCTTTTTCCCCCTGGAAGTTTCATAAGGGACACACCATCCACCTTTTCCATCTTTGAACATGGTTTTGATTTTACCTATTGATGAACGATGTTTACCTGCGAGTGTTTTTAGACAGCTATATTCCATCAGATATGCAAAATAGTGAAGCTTGTTAAAGTTACTGGCTAAACTATAATAATTGCATATCCCACGCAATTCAGCATTGAACGATGTTACGATTTCAAAATCCGTTTGTGTTATCATTACGTTACGACACCATGGTTTTAATTCACCATTTACTTGTCTGGTTATTCCTTTTTCTAACAGAAATTTTTTAATTTTCTCGTCTAAAGGCACGGTTAGCTCCAGAGTATTGCTCAACGACCGTTGAGTATATCCTGACCCGTGACTTCTTGCTTCATTGTTTCTCCTAACCCGTACATCATAACCCAAAAATCTTGCTGAAGTATTGCTGTGGGTAATGAGAGTTTTTTCATCGGATAATTCCATCTTTAGAGTATTAGCAACAAAATTAGTGAGCTTCTCTTTTATTGCGATACAATCCTCTTTGTTTCCATTTATTCCAATTAAGAAATCATCCGCATATCTCACATATTTCAGCGCTTTATCAGTTTGTGATTTATAGGGAATTTTAAGCAATTCCTTCCTTTCTGCTTTCAGTTCTTCAAGAAGTAAGGTTTTTTCATGTCCTTCTGCGATTTTCAGCTTTTTACGCAATTTTTGGACTTTGCGCCATTGTACCCCGTATTCATAGGTGGTATGGGTTTTCCGAGGTTGCTCAAATTCTTCTTTAAGCTTTTCTACAAATCCATCTAATTCATGGAGATAGATATTGGCAAGTAATGGGGAGATTATGCCACCTTGCGGTGTTCCACTATAAGTGTTGTGGTATTTCCAATCTTCCAGATAACCAGCTCCCAGGAATTTGTAAATCAACTTAATAAGACGTGCATCTGCAATTTTGCTACGAATAAATCCAGTTAACGCATTATGGTTGATGTTATCAAAACACCCCTTTATATCACCCTCTACAAACCATCTGATTCCATTAAACCCTCTTTTCATTCCACCCAAAGCTGTGTGACAGCTTCTATTTGGTCGAAATCCATGAGAGCAGTCTAAGAAAACCGGTTCATAGACAGCTTCCATTATCATGCGTAAGACTTCTTGGACAAGTTTATCCGTAAATGTCGGAATCCCCAATGGGCGCATTTTTCCATTTGCTTTTTTAATATACGTCCTTCTTACCGGAGTTGGTGAATAGCTTTCATTCGCTAACATTTCAATGATTCTACCTACTTTTTCTTCACTGAATCCGTCTGCTGTATCATCATTAGCACCTTTAGTAGATGCACCGTTATTAGCATAAAGATTGTTGTAAGCAATAAAGTATAGGTCGGGTCGGAGCATGTACCGATATAATCGAGTAAATACTTCATTCCTGTTATTCTGTGAGTTTTTCCTAATTCTCTCCAAAATCTCTATCGTTGGTTGCATATGAGGTTTTCCTCCCTAATCAATTTTTGATTTTGGTACACAATGACTGCTTCCCTTCGCCATGTAATGGGCGTTACCCATCTCGGACTACTATGGAAGCTCCGTTGCCTTGCGGAATATTCAGGTCCAAAGACCATAGCCATTCGGCATTTCCGTTTAGGCAATCCCCAGTTAGCAAAGTCGCTAGGCTTATGGATTGTCGGATATGCTTTTGTTTCTTTAATACCGGTTCTCCGGCTTGTTTCACGGGTTTAAGTGATAATCCGGCATGTGTCGTCTGTCCATGACGTTACCCGTATCAGAGGTTTCAGGCACTTTCCCCTGTTCTGACGAAAAGAAAACTCGAAACTCACATTCAGCAAATATAGCTTTATCCTCGTATCCATTTATCATTGCGGTTCAGTCGTGCCATATTGCCTTAGGCAACTTACCGCTTTCCCGCCGTGCTCTGTTCCCGTGTCAGCTTTCGCCTTTCGGTTAGGCGGGTTGATTACCGCATTATCTTACGGTGTAGCACCTTATGCTACTTTCGACTTTGCCCTATCTGGGCGCACCACCACCTCTTCGAGCGCCATTTCAAAGTTCTCAGTTTTCATGAGCTTATCGCCTAAATTCTCAAGACCACCATAGCGCTTGGCAATTTCCTTTGTAGCTTTAGTGGTAAGAATCATCTTAAACTCTGTGCCACCAATATCAATGGTGGTACTTCTTTCTTCAGCGGCTTCGTCAATCTTTAATTTTTTATCTGCCATGATCAACCCTCCCATTAAGAAACAACAACAGTGGCCACTGTAGTCGTCACGTTTTCTGCACCACTAGAGCTTAAGACACAGTAG